ATGTTTCATCACTCACTCAAATCATCAATGTAAAATGCTTCTGCCTCTTTCTGGAAGTAACCGAGAACTCTATTTCTGTCTGCGAAAATGTCAGACCAGTCATCAATGTTCTCTTTATAGTTCTTCTTTTTCTTAATATGAACTGTGGTCAATCCCCATGATTCAGGACGATGGAGCACAGAGATGAAGTCATCTTCATAGGTGAATCCTTCATTGCCATGCTTCTCAAACAGTTCGGTAATACCAAAGAAACGTCCGACTGCAATCTCGGGACGATCCCACTGAATACCTTTCTCCTTAACTTCAGGAACCCAAGTTAGGTCATGCATTCCTGCTGGCCAATTAGTATCATGGAAGACGATGTATCCATCCTCCTCCATATGATCCCACCAGTGATAAAGTTCTGATGCTACCTGAGCAGCAACGTGAATAGAATCAACAAAAAGAAGTTTGACAGTTCCATACTCTTCAGTATCCCATGCCTTACCAACACTAGAACTGTCTCCAGGAATCATCTTGTAAGTAGGATACTCACCAAGATCAAATCCAAGACGCCTGAACTGAGTATCAACTCCATAGACAGTGTTGTTTCTCTCTATGGAGTCATAGGTCATAGTAAGAGAGGACACACCATAATCAACCCCAAGGTCAACAAAGACGTTGTTCTCTCCGCACTTATCTACGACTCTTGCAAGTTGATACAGGTTTGTTCCGAGATTACTAAAAACAAAATTCTCTTCGGTTGAGAAATTCCATCCACCATAGTTACCGGCACGGATGCCTTTTCCAATCGTTACTGTCATATCAGAATCCAATTTTTTCGTTTTCACAGAAGGGATAATTATTTTCGTTCAGATAATTATAAAGAACTGATTTATATTTGGAGTTTTTTAACTCAGGAGTAAGCGAAAGAAACTCTTGTACGACATATTTATCCAGGTACGGGTATCTGGTCTCAAGACCAAAAGATCCCGCGACGTGCTCTTCTTTCGCGATGTATGTTTCTTGTGAACTGCCATAAAACGATGCCCAAGGGAAAATAGTTGTAAGGTCGTCAGGAAATAGTCCACCAAAGTTACTGTGAGAATACTTTTTAGTCCCACCGAAACCGTAGTCTGAAAACAATTCATCTGCTCCAGAACCAGAGAGATAGATTTTTCTCCCATCTCTTCTTGCCATAGTGCAGACAGCAACCAAACTTCCTGCTCCATGATCATCCTTGATGTTCATACCATATTCATTATAATCACTTGAACTAGAATGAATGGTATTCTTAAATGGCTCTACATTATCAATGAGATACTTAGTCAGTGACTGGCGACCTGGACCATATTCATCAATAGTGAAAACCTCATACTCTGATTCCTCTCCGGTAAGATTATGTCTACCAGAGAGTACAGGCATATTCTCAGAACCAGTGATACTGTATGCCTTATATGGAATCTGTTGCCTCCTCAATTCACATGCAATAGAACCACTATCATATCCACTAGAGAGTCCGATAAAAACTTTCTCGCGAATACCTTTGGTTCTCTTACGAATAGACTCTGCAAATGCAGCGTTCCAATCATCAAAGGTGGTCTTATTCTGAGTGAGATCAAACTTAAACACTGGACCTTGATCCAGAACCTTTAGAGTATCCATATCAAGAAGCATTCTAGTGTTTGCAGGAATCTTCTTAATATCAGTGAATCCAAGGGCAAGCAGAGCAGACTCAAAGGTTGCTACACCAATCTTGTCTCCATTGATCGCATACCAAATAGGTTTGGTGGCAAAGACATCTGAAGATAGCACGATGCGTTCGTTCGCATAATCTACAAGGCAGATCGCAAACTCACCATCCAGCATATTTGGAAAATGAAATCCATGCTGTAGATACTTTGGAATAATACATTCACCATCGGAGTTATAATGCTCCATGGCATTGTAGATCTCTCCATTATACACACAGGCAATCTGTCTCTCCTCATTAAGAAAAGGTTGTGTTGTAAACTCTCCACTTATACTAAGAAGGTTGTGGACAAACGTATAGTCACCAACATCTACGACTCTAGTACAATCAGGTCCACGATCTCCCATATAACGATTTACATAATCAAGATCGTCTATCTCTTTATTGGTAAAAAGAAAACTACACATTAGTTAAAAAGTTATGATTTACTCTTGGGTGATTTGAGTTGATTACTTGAGGAAGAATCTCATTTTGCATGATACCATTTGCTCTACCCGGCATGATAGTAGGTGTAATACCATGCATATTCATAGCGAAAGGTAGACTTAGTTGATCTCTAGAAGAATACTTACAGATCAATTCCCACCATGTTAGCATGAGTGTTTGAATCTCCAAAGTATTTCTTTGAATTCTACAAGGAAGTTCATACAAACCATTTTCTTTGGGATAACTTCTAGCTTCATAGAAAGTCATCTGCGATTGAACATTATACCCTCTATCAAATTTGATTCCTTGGATAATATTACCCTCATCATACACACAGTTCCTTTCTGGATGTTTAAATAAAGCGATATCACTATCCTTCAAATATTTTTCTACAATCTCTCTTGGTTCCATCATGACTGCATGAGTAGCATCAATCCAGATGTAGTAATCATATCCAGGGACAAACAAATGAGGCAGGATCTTGTAGACCTTTGCGTTCCTTCTGTTAGTGTATTCTCTATCAATAGTAAATTTACGCAATGGCATAGGAGTCCAGATAGAATCCTCTATCAATTCCTGTTCTACAAAAGCAAAATAATCTGCAGAATCATATTTAACACTAACCTCTGCAGGTAGAGAGGCACCTACAGAAGAAGTCAAGACAGCAATTTTCATAACTCAATCCAGTTTTTGTTTTCAGGTACAATATCAGAAGTGTCGTGATCGTATGCTTTGCCAAACCACATCTTAGGTGAAATCAGTTTGCGAGTTCTATCTTTCTGGAGATAACCACCCCACCATGATAGCGAACTATTAGCAGCGATGCCACCATCACACAGAGACATAAGACACAGATCCACAAAGGGAACCAGGGCACCGTCTTCGTGCTTATCAGTTGACTCAGACATATTGAATCGGTCAGCAGAGAAGAATTCTTGCTCTTTACACCAATCAATAGAGTCAGAGAAAACAATCACTGGTTGATCCTCTGGGAACTCAGCAAGAGCCTTCTCATAATACTCTACAGGTTGAACAGGATGCATAGATCCACACTGAGTGTAAGACCATTTGAATCCACGGACATCTGTAAGATTAGGATCACCTCTCCTTACATGAAGCATGATAGGTTCCTTGACGGATTGTATCATCTCCTGACAAGGTTTCAAGTGCTCATCATGAAATGTAAAGTCTTCTCTAATACTATCCGCAATGTGATCAAAGTATCTCCATGACTGAAAGAATCCATGAAGATTTACATTGTCTGGACACTGTTCAAATAACTCATCACAGAAATGAAAGTAAGGTTCTGGAAGATACTGAATCTCTTTAACATCCTCCTTTCTTTCAGGGGAAAGTTTAAAACATTCATGAAGACTATAGTTTTCTATTCCTTTTCTATCTGATGGAGGAATGCACCATTCATATCCATGCTTGGCAGCAATACCACGAATGGCTGCGTACTCAAACATCTGATTGCCCAGTCTACCTAGACTTCCTATACCATTAAATGTCAACATATTTCTTTAAATAATCTTGGTTTGAATAGTAATCTTTTAATTGTTCTCTTGTCATAGACTGAATCTTATTCCACTCATCCATATTAGACTGCATGTGCGGATTTGTAAACCATGAGTTCTCTCCTCTGACATGTTCTAAATGATATACCCATCCATCTGCTATGCGATCCACATGATATCCCATCTTAGTGAATCTATAATGTCTTTCCTTATCCTCTGGTGCATATGCTTTAAAGTTTTCATTTTCTAAACCACCTTCAATATAGACTGATCTTTTAAAGAACTGAGCCCATCCAAAGTCCGATGTGTGAATCTTAGATGCAGAATCCAAATGATAATAATCACCAGTCTCTAGAAAGTTAGACACCACCTGATCACTAGGATCTACTTGCTTCTGATAATTTCCTCTACCATAGGGATAGACCACATCAGATATTCCCGTTGTAATCATTTCATAGGCAAGAAGATATGAATCTATGGGAAGAATAACATCACAGTCATAATTAACAACTATATCTGTGTTGGCTTCCATCACCATCTCATTCAGAATCCTTTGACGGTGGAAGAGAGGATCATCACTCTTCTCAAACATAAAGTTGAAGTTTGTAAAGACATTCTGTTGATCCATTACACTCTCCAACAGAGGGAGGGCATCTCGATGAAAAATAGATTCCTTATCTACTTCTTTTATTATAATATTAGTATGAAAATTCTCTAGTAAGAATGCGATTGAAGTAACCACATTTCTCAATCTATCAGAAGATTCAATCCGAATAGGTATTATAAATGTTGCCTGATTTAAATTATGCTTCATCGGGATACCTTTCACCTCCTTCAAAAAAATCTTTATATAAGAAATGTAAAAAATCTAACTCAGCTTTATTAACAACCCAACCACCCTCAGGATGATTTATCTGATGATCATATACTATTCTACTGGCACTCGTTCTGTTTTCATGTTCTCTCGTTGATGTAAGAACATCCTCAATGATACAAGGGAGTCCGTGCTTCATTCTCATTCTATGATAAAACTCAGTGTCCACCAAAAGATTTAGGTCTTCACTCATATACATTTTACAAGAGTTAAGTAGTGACACACCAGAGGGATTACCTAAAAGATTTCTACCCTCTAACATTTTATCACACCATCTAGGAACCACATCCCTAAAGAACGTAACACCATCCTTAGTATGACAGAAAGAATTAAATGCCCACTTACATCCTGTATCATAAACATCTTTTAATTTCTGAAGTGCTTCTTTATTCACAAACAAATCATCTTGATAGACAACTTTTAGTATCCTACCTGTTCCGTGCTCTAGTGCTACGTTAGTATTAGGGCCTAGGTTACCTCTACCATGTTCATTCCTAATATAAATGATCTCAAACTCTTCACTACTCTTCTTACAGAAATCATGTATCTCATCATCAACACTATGATCAGATACAACAATATTAAAATCTTGAAGGGTCTGAACTCTTAATGTATCAAATAATTCTGAAAGATACTTTACTCCATCACCTTTGAACTCATAGGTGGGTATGCATATTGATATCTCAGACATCTAGATACTCCCATCTATCCACAAAGATGTCCGTAGGATCTGCTCCATCAGGACCAAACCACATCTTAGGTCCAATGACATGTTTAGACCCAGACAACCATGCTCCCCACCACGAGAAGGTAGAATTGGCCATAATCTGGTAATCACACATACTCATCAAACACATATCAGTTATATTATCTCCACTCTCTGAAACCATAAATCTATTTGATGAGAACATCTCTTGCTCCTTACACCATGCAGGATCATCAGAGAATATAAGAACTGGTATATCGCAACTATCATAGACAGAAGGTAACTTAGAAAGTGCCTCTTCATAATAACTTAAAGGAAGAACATTATGATAGGTAGGTTTGATTAGATGATCTGTCCTACGAACATGAAGAGAGATAATCTTATCCACTCCCAGACCATTGATCATATCCTTACATAACTTCTTTACATCATCTCTCCACTCAAAGTCTTTTCTTATCTCATCTTCAATGTGCTTAAAGTATTTCTCTGACTGGAAGTAACCATATAGATTTACATTATCCTCACACCCATCAACTAGATCCTGATTGTATCTAAAAGTTCCTTCCTCTTTATAGGGTGCAGGAAACATCTTAACTTCCTTTGCACCTGACATCTTAAATGCCATGAAGAGTTTATGTTGGTTCTCTTCATCCTCAAACTCATCATCTGTCTTAGGGCCTGGTGGAATACACCAATCATATCCTCGTGCTGCAGCAATACCTCTAGTGGCTGCATACTGGAACATTTGATTACCAAACCTTCCATTCTTTCCTAAGTGGTTATGTCCTAGCATTTTTATACCAATTGATAGTTTTTAAGAGTCCCTCTTCAAGGGTGTGACTTGGATGCCAATTTAATGTTTGTATTATTTTAGCATTGTCAATAGCGTATCGCAAGTCGTGTCCTGGTCTGTCATCAACAAACTCAATTAGATCTTCACTTGCACCCATCAATCTTATAATAGTCTTGACCAAATCTATATTCTTAACCTCACACTCACCTCCAATATTATACTTATGACCCACTCCTCCACCATACCATACCTCTAGTATTGCCTTGCAATGATCCTCAACATAGATCCAATCTCTTATGTTCTGTCCTTGTGCATAGACTGGTATCTTTTTACCCTCAAGAATATTATTGATTGTCTTAGGTATCAACTTCTCTTTATTTTGTCTAGGACCATAATTGTTAGAACAATTTGTAATTACAATTGGTAGTCCATAGGTATTACCAAATGCAGTTACAAAATGATCGCTGGCAGCCTTAGATGCAGAGTAAGGATTCTGAGGATTATAAGGTGTCTCCTCTGTAAATGGAGGATCATCATATCCTAATGCACCATATACTTCATCAGTAGAAATGTGATGAAACTTTTCTACTTTATACATCACAGACAACTCAAGAAGATTAAGAGTCCCCGTGACATTCGTTTCAACAAAAGGAGTGGCATCCTCAATAGAATTATCTACATGAGACTCAGCAGCAAAATGAAAAACAAATCTAGGTCTATACTTTTGAAAGACCCTTTGTAATGGTTTCTTATCTGCTATATCAACAATCTCAATAGGAAATGTATGGGGGTTTAAATTATCAGTGCTGGCAGCATAAGTTAACTTATCAAGAACAACAATATCATCATACCCTTGACTCTTTAAATAATGAACAAAATTACTGCCAATAAAACCAGCAGCTCCAGTAATAAAAATCATTCTAGATCAATCTCCACAAATCCTGTGCCACAAGTCTTGTTAGGTGACTCAGCATTGAACACACCATGACCAAGTTTAGTTACGTCCTCTCTAATATCCTCATCAAAACATTCCCAAAAATCTATCATTGGACGATTCAAATGTATATCATCAAAACACATTATACCTTTCCAATCTTTTTCAATAAAGAACTTCATAAACTCTACTTCTTGATCTCCTGTATGATCAGTATCAATTACAATCATCTTTACTTTATCCCACTCAATCGATTCGTCGGTACGGAAGTCCATAATATTCCAATCAATATTTTCTCTCGTCATCTTCTGTGCAATCTTTGACTTCTCTGCTAAATCATAACTCTTAACGTGATTCTTTGTATTATATGAAAGAGCAAGAGCAGAACTACCATAGAGTGTTCCGATGTCTAGAATGACTCCATCATCAAAAAGGGTGGATAGATGTGCATAGAGTCTATAGGGAACTGTACCTGCAGGATTATCACATGAATCTGATATCACATCACCATCACCGTGCTTGGCAGCCTCTTCATTGATACCTGCTTCTGTAAGATGAGTTCTCATATACTCTAACTTACTTACAAAACTTTCATCATTTAATTGTTCTAGGGTAGGTAATTTTGTTTTCATAATTGTGTGCCTTCAGGTAGGTGATAATGGAATCCAAATGGTGTTATACCTCGTGTCTCAGGTATTGGTTTTTCGTGAGCAAATCTTGCTGCAACTTCTATAGGAGCAATCCTACATCCAAGTGCCTCATATATATGCCTATTATGGACACATATATTACCATCCTCAGAGGTAGATTCGGCATTCATATGTTTATAAAAGTCTCCCCAGTTTACATCAAAATGAATGTAAGCCCTACTGGGTACATCTAATAAGGTCTTACTACGGAAAGAGAATCCTCCATTACCCACTCGATGTTGCTTACCCCAAGGATCAATGTATGCATCAGTTGCTTCATACCAAGGAGCACCAATATAATCATAATTATACCAGTCATCATCCCATTTGTCAGGGTTAATTACAAACCCATCAGGTTGCACTAACAAACAATACTCTGTATTGATATGCTGTGATAGATTATAAATGCAGTAGTAATTATAATCATGTATAGATGTGATCTCATAACACTGAGAAAACTCTATGTCATCTGGTAAGTTATCTGGTTTTTCGTGTGTGATTAATTTAACAGCACCAAAATTAATACCCTCCATGCTCTTCTTCAAAGCATAAAGGGCTCCTTCTACATTGTCTGAAGAGATGCAAAATAATGTAACTTTAGGTAATTCAATCATAGATCTCCATCATAAATGTTTGATGTCTTCTTATACTCTTCCCATTCTACTCTACATTCATCAGGTGTAAAGAGGTTCCCTTCTCTATCCATATAATGAGTAGGGTAACTATATATGCTACATCCAAGACTCCACCAGCCCTGCGAAAGGTTGTGGTGGAACCAGTGTTTAGGAGCAATACAATACTCTAATGTTTCACTAGTCCATAGAGGGAAGCAAGAGAAAGTAGAAGTAGTAGATATAACATTCCGTGCATTCTTTACTGCCACATAATCCCATGCAACATCCACATGATATGCAGGATATTCTGGGAGCATTTGTTTTGCAGTGTTTACATCATCAGTGACAACACAAAACTCCATCTTGGGATTATATTCAACCATCCTCTGAATGGCTTTGTCCCAATATGATCTAGGGACATATGCTCCAGCATTTCCTATCATATCACCACCACGGAAGTTCATGACACACATATTCTTTCCATTGGTATCCATATGATCATACTCTTCCTTAACCTTCAACCACTCCTTGACAAGATCCAATCTATCATAGAAGTAATCTTCTGACTGCATCACACCATAGATAATTTTATTATCAGGAATATGTAATAGGGCTTGATCAGTCAAACGCAAATCAGTTTTGATCCACTCATCAGTCTTCAATGCATGGCGATACTCATCATATCTTTGTAGATCATCAGGAACTTCTTTACCATAGTCCAGATCCATAAAGTAAAATCCTTTATGGTTTACTCTTGAATCTCCTGCACTCTGTAAACCTTTTATACCAAAATCATATCCATGTCTATGAGCCAACATTCTGGTAGTGACATAACAGAAAAGTTGATTACCCAGTCCCTGACCATGTAAGAACTCAGTTGCTAACATAATTACCGATTACTTTCTCAATATACTGAAGCATCTTCTCATTGATAGTAGGAGAACATCCCAAGAAGAATACCTTATCTAATACCTGATTCGCATTTGGATAGTCAGATGCCTTACCAAGATCACGATAACCAGGATGCAAAAGAATATTACCTGCAAAGTAATTCCTAGTCTGAATCTTATTCTTTTCTAAGTATGCAACCAATGATCTCTTTAGATTATTGTCCTCACATACAGTAGGAACACCAAACCAACTGGTCTCTGCATCAGGTCTCTCATTTACAACTCGCACACCATCAATACTTTCTAAAGCCTTCTGAATCCTTTCCTTATTACTTCTACGGAGACTATGAATCTCATCAAATTTAAGCAACTGAACAGACCCTACAGACCCCTGTAAGTCCAGTGGTTTTAGGTTATATCCTCTGACACCAAAGACATACTTATGATCCACTACAGTGTCATTCTCTAACCAATTACTGAACCTCTTGCCACAGACTCCGTTAGAAAGAAGGTTCTGTTGACCCACACAATAACATCCACGACCCCACCATGCATAACTCCTTGCTAGATCTACTATCTCTTTTATATTAGAAGATACCATACCACCTTCAATGGTACAGATGTGATGAGCAGGATAAAAAGAACAAGAGGCTGCTACTGCTTTCTCTGTAAGATAATCTCCTTTCCACTTACTACCTAGACTATCACAGTTGTCAGCAATCAATTTTATCTTATTAGTATTACAGATCTCTACAATTCTATCCACGTCATAAGGATTACCCAGAACAGGAGAAGAGAATACTGCGACTGTCCTATCAGTAATACTTTCTGCTACTTGATCTAGATTCCAATTCAGATCTTCCCATTTAATATCAACAAAGACTGGTTTCAATCCTGCTTGAACTACAGGTGCAATCGTGGTAGGGAAACCACAAGTACATACAATTATCTCATCACCATCTTGCCAATTGAAATACTTCTTCAATGCAGCAATCATCACTAGGTTAGCAGATGATCCACTGTTCACCATCACAGAATGCTTAAACTTAAACATGCGTGAGAACTCACGTTCAAACTTATTAACCTTCTCCCCTGATGACAACCACTTCCCTTTCATGATGGAGTGGATTAATTCTCTTGCCTCTGAGTCATCCCAATAAGGCCCAGAATAATATACACTATTCTTACCTTCTACAAAATCCCCCTTGTTTGCCATGAACGGAAAGATGTCATCATCCATCTCCTTGGCAGATTCAATAAACTTATCAATTAATTGATACATAGTTCCTCAACGATGTCATCTATAGAGATTTCTGGTTTAAATCCCAGTGCATTTAGTTTAGTTGCGTCTAGAGCACAATCTTTTGCCTGAACAATCTTATGAAACTCAGCTGCTTCTCTAGACTTAACAGGAGAGTTTGATTTTAAATATTCCTTTGCCTTGTAAATTATATCACCTATTTGGGTTGCTTGTCCAGTAGCAATGTTATATATCTCATTTAGATTACCCTTTTCACATACCAATTTGATAGCACGGCACGTATCTTTTACATGCATCATATCTCTGGTGGGAGTTCCATCATCATAAAGAAATATCTCCTCATCCTTTTTCATCTTATCAACCATAAATGCAAGAGCATTCTTCTTCGCAGATGTTTTACCATCTCCTGCTCCCATAACATTAGCAAGTCTGAGTATCCTATAGTTCTTACCATAGGTTCTACAGAATGACATCACTAGATCTTCTGCAGCCCTCTTTGTAATAGAATAGAATCCAGTTGGTTTACAATGAGAGTCCTCTCTTGCTGGTAATGGAATATCACCATAGACAAACCAAGAACTAATAAAATTAAAAGTTACATCACTATCTCTACACTTATCTAAGGTCTCACATAATACTTTCAAATTAGTTTCAACATCTAATGTAATATTAGTATGTACATTATAGTTGTCAACAGTGGAAATAAAATACAATATCTCATCACTCTCAGGTTCTCTTTGATCCCGTGGTATTACAATAGTGTCATCAGAATACATGCGAGAGAAGTTACCTCCTACAAATCCTGTACCACCATAGACAGATAACTTACTCATACTTTTCACACTCCTTAAATGTTTTTCCTTTTACATCCTTCTCAGATAAAAGAGGAGGACTGGTGAGAGGCCATACTATATCCAACTCATCCCATAGTAAAGTATGTTGAGACTTTGGATGATAATAATCTGTACATTTATATTCAAACTCAGCAGTGTCGGTTAGGGTATAGAACCCATGAGCAAAGCCAGGTGGAACCCACATAATAGTTTCTGGATTATCTAGAGTTATGTTAAACCATAATCCAAAACTAGAAGAACTCTTTCTAAGATCTACAATAACATCATAGACTGCTCCCTGAGTGCATCTCATAAGTTTACCTTGAGGTTTCTCCAATTGATAATGAAGACCTCTCAAGACTCCCTTAGAGGACTTGGAATGATTGTCCTGAACAAAATTATAATGACCAAGTTCTTTTTCAAACTGCTCACCATTAAAGGACTCCATGAAGAATCCTCTTTCATCTTCATGCTTATCTACTATAATGACAGATGCATCAATAAGAGGTGTCTCAATTACTTTCATAATTTTTCTATTAGGTCTTCAGTCCAAATAAGATACAGTGCTCTTTCAATTAAGTAAGACTCCCCAGAAGTGCTTTGAAATTCTTCAGGAGGTTCATAAGAACAATAGAATTGCAACTTTTCATAGAGTCCCTTACTAAACTTAAGAATGTTGGCCTTAGGGACAACATAATTTCCACCAGGTGCAAATCTATTATAGGTGAAACTTGGAGGATTGACAAATAATTTGTTAAGCATTTGTGGGAAAGTTGAAAAATGCCTAGAATATATGTTTGGATTGCTTGATGCCTCCCATGTAGGTTGTATAAATCCACCACCATTTACCACAGCAGCTGTAGAATCATGAAATCTTTCAATAGGTAAAAAATATTCTGCTTGTAATGCACGTTTAAATCTTTCCTTAGTAGTATAATAATTCTCACCACCGTGCTCTTCAGATCTTTGAAATAGATTACCCTTAATAAAGATACTTACATCAGGAAGATTATCATAGTGTTCTACAATAAACCTCATCATATCATAGATGTTCTCACCTACATTCGGTGATCTAAGACTCTCTCCTAGATGACTCCAATTCTTTTCTTCATCACTACGATCATAGATTATAGTATTCTCAGAAGAGAAACCATAATCATATGTCATACTCAACCACTCTAGATCAGAGTTATGATTTGATACAACTAACTTCTTATTCATGAAGAGCCTTATGAACAGTTGTATGAAAGTAAAAAGGTAAAGAGAGTTCACCTAGTATTAGATCTTGTGCTTGTTCATAGAGATGATAATTATCCATCAACATTGTTTGAGTTACCTCTGCAAAATCATCCACCCATAGAACAGGATAGTCCTTAAACAGTTCTTGGAGATAGGGATCTTTTTTCATTACAGGAACTCTTTTCATATAAAGAACCTCCCAATTACGATGACAGTCTATGGCATTACCTCTAGGACATATCATAAACTTACACTGCTTCAACCTAGTAAGAAAATCCTTATAAGATACTCTATCTTCATCCACTATGGCCCATGTATTATTTCTGAAGAGTTCTTTTATACCTTTCCTCTCCTCATGCGAATCTTCATTGTGACTCACATACAAATAATAAGGATACAGATAATCAGACTCCCACATTATCTTCTTCAACATATCAACTCTATCATCACTATCATTCATTCTCCTTTGCACTCCGTAAGGAGCTGGAACTACTTTGCCACCATGAGCGATTGCATTGACGGCAGATATGCATAAAACATTGTCTGGTATCGCATCAAAAATATATTCATCTATAGGAGTATCTTCTAGGTTAGTGAAGATAATAAACCTCATGTCAGAGAAAGCAGCACATAATTTAAGTAGATCACTCTTCTCCATTAGAGAATCTACATATGCTTTGTCCTCTGGTTTTACTTCTTTAATGTCTCTTTTATAAAGTCTTATATTATCAATGAAGAGAGTCATATAGTCCCTCTCTTTCTTTACTTCAAATACTTTACTGGCAAAATCTAAATTATTTAAATTAGCATCCTCCATGAAGGAAGTAGAGATATTACCCCACTGTCCTGACTGATCTCCGAAAGAATAATCACACAGTTCGGATACTGCGATACCTTCAATTAGTTCCATGCTTTAATAAATTCAGCGTATTTATCTTGGTTGTTCCTGATATATTCAGGAAATGATTCATCAATCGGAATGGGTTGATAAACTTTACCTCTTCCCAGAGGATCTTGTTTTCCTTCCACTCTATCTATCGCATCATCAACAGCTGCTTGTTGTGCATCAGCACCTGCAACCATTTTCTCTTTGAATCTTTCTACTCCACCAAAGTAACTCCAGTGCCATCCACCCTCTTCAAGACGATAGGATTCATTCCACATACTATCACGTAGTTTATCAACCGACAAGTTCTTCATCTTCTCCCATGTGCAAACCCTAGATCCTCTCCACTCATCTTGATAATGGGTATTGAGATCATAATAAAATGCTCTCTGCATAGTAGTGTAGAGGTTATTAGGATCAAACCAATCAGTATTTTCTAGTATCAAAGGGTTTATTATCTCATCTGCATCACTGGTAATTACCATATCATCATCTTTGACTCCAGCCTTTTCAATAGAGAAACCAGTATAGTTTCGAGCATACATATCCCTTTGATACTTGAGTGGGATGTCAATATACCTTTGACCACAGTTAGGATCAATGTCACCATATGCTGTGTGAAGTTTTTGTTTCTCTACAAAGGAAGAAAAGTCTGTAGGAATCTCATCCATCACATCATGAATTACCTTATCATTAAATTTAGAAAATCTATCTTTGTTTTCCAGATAGTACAGTGGTTTTTCATCACCCATTGTGGTATAGGGACACTCTGTAATTACAAAGTGATCCACCACATCATATAAAAGATTGAATCTTATCTCTAAGATTTCTAATTCATTAAAGAATCGAAAGGAATCAAAGATCTTCATTTCCAATAATCGTAAATGTCTTTAGTAACTTCATACTCCATGTCCTTGACCTTTCTATTAGGTTGTTTCATGGCCCATACAAAAATAGTTTCAACTAGTTCTTCTAGATGAGTTCCATCTTGGAATTTGAGCATGGTTTTTGCTTTCGTATGGTCACAATAAGCATGTTTTACTTCGTGTCTTGGTTCACCATGCTCAATTGGAACCTCATATCCATACTTCTTCCCTACTTTCTGCACTGTCTCTGCTACTTCATTCAAACTAAAATACTTATCTGCACCAATATTAAATATCTCTCCATCAAATTCATTATGAAGTAGATCAAATGGTTCCATGTAGTATTGAATATCAGAGAATGCTCTGGTCTGCTCACCATCGCCATAGACAAGGATGGGAATACCATTCAATGTCTTACGGATGAATATACCAATCACATTTCTATAGCGATCCCAAATATTCTGATAGATACCCAGAACATTATGTGGACGTACAATATTATAACGTAAACCAAACTGTTCATGTGCCAGTTTAAGATCACATTCTACTGCATATTTTGCAATACCATATGGGTCAATAGGTTGTGGACGTTTATCTTCTGTGAATGGCGGTTCTTGCTCCCCATAGACAGCCATACTTGAAGTAAAAACAACTTTTGTGTTTTGTTTGATGCACTCATTGATTAAATTCGCAGAACAAATAAGATTGTTTCTGTAGTTATAATTACGAATGAATGGAGATAAACCCTCTGCAGCATAGGCAGCAAAGTGGAATAGCAAGTCAGGTTTATGCTCCTCAAAAAGATCTACAAGTTTCTTTCTTCTCTCTAAATTTAGTTTTACAAAAGAAAATTTCTCCCCTTTGGGTACAAAAGCCTTGTACCCTCCAGAGAGATCATCTATACCTATTACTTCATGTCCATTTTGTAAAAGATGCCTTGCATAATTAGCACCTAGTAATCCAGCACATCCAGTTACAAATACTTTACTCATAATCTTTTTTCATCTCCTCAAATACCTTAGAAATTCCTGTATCTATAGTGGTCTTAGGAGTCCACCATCCAGTGATATAAGTATCTGCTTCATTTCTTTTATCCATCTGTACACTATCTTTTGCAAGACCTGGTTTAATCTTTACATCATACTTACCAATCAGATTAAACTGTCCCTGAATAATAGCAGCAATCTGTTGAATAGATGTAGCATTAAAAGATGTAATATGAAGAGGATCAGTTGGTTTAAAGTCAGAGTAACAGTTCATAACTGTCTCTAGTGCTTCACAACAATCTTCTGCATATAAGAACTGTCTTTGCTCTGTTCCATCTGTTAACATTTCAAACTCAGTCTCTTCAAATCCTCTACGAATGAAGTCAGTAATCACATGAGCCTTCTCCATGTCCTTCTCTATACCATATACATTCCAGAACTTAACAGTAAGTCCTTTGAGTGCAGTGGTATGAAGTTCACCTACTCTCTTCATCACACCGTATGGAGAGTAACTCATGTTACTCATCTGAGATGATGCAAATACAAATTGTTTGTTATATTTTTTCAACAAACGAAAAGTGTTTGCCATAATCCTTGTATTGTTGTTAACAAACTCAAAGGTATGCTGGTATTTCTTTAGATACCTAGAACCACCTACATCAAATGCAAGGAAGAATACAAAATCAGCACTCTCAATTGCAGATTCGACATAGGTATTTGGTGTCACACGTAGGTCATTATGAGGCCCATCAACAACATCAATTCCTACTACAGCATGACCTTTCTTAGTAAGATATTCTGAAAGGTATGCTCCAATCTGACCTCCTGATCCTAAAATAGTTACTTTCATTGGTTTTTAATTTGCTTTTGTATCCACTTGTAAGTCTTACGTATTCCTTCTTCAAGAGTTTGAGAATAGTCCCAACCCAACTTCTCACGAATGAGATCATTGTTTGAATTACGTCCACGAACTCCTAAAGGACCATCAATATGATTCTTCTCAATCTCTTTCTTAGCAACCTTTGCAGCAGTATCTACCAACTCATTAATAGAAACCATCTCTTCTGAACCAATATTAACTGGTCCAAGGAAGTCTGAATCCATCAATCTTCTAGTTGCTTCGATGCATTCATCAATATACAAGAAGGAACGAGTCTGTAAGCCGTCTCCCCACACCTCGATGGATCCACCCCGCTTCGGAGCATAAGCGACTTTGCGACAGATTGCTGCTGGAGCCTTTTCTCTTCCTCCATCCCATGTTCCTTCGGGACCAAAGATATTGTGATAACGGGCAACCCTAACAGGAATACCATGATTACGATTGTAAGCCAAGTACAATCTCTCACTGAATAACTTTTCCCATCCATACTCGGAATCTGGTGCAGCAGGGTAAGCGGATTCTTCACGGCAATCAGGGTTATCAGGGTCAAGTTGGTTGTGCTCTGGATACATACATGCTGATCCAGAATAAAATATCTTTGTTGGATTAACTAACTTAGGTCTATTTGCTTCTGTCCATTCTTTCTGTACACCATCAAATGTTTCATTCAATAATCTCTGCTGTTCCAGTACATTAAGATTGATGGTGACTGAGTTCTGCATGATCTCAGCATCATTCTCACCAGTAAATACAAATCCTGCACCACCCATATCAGCAGCAAACTGATAGATCTCATGGAAAGGTAAGATATACCTGTAAGGAATTTCGTTATAAAAGTTACCCGATTCTCCTTTATATTGTATTACTCGACGAACAAAATCTACATCACGCAAATCTCCTTGCACAAATTCATTAGCTTCCGTCGCAGAAAACTCAGGATACTTTAGGTCTACACCTCGTACCCAGTATCCCTCGGAACGCAATCTCTTGACCATGTGACTTCCTATAAAACCACCTGCACCTAACACCAGTGCAGTCTTTTTATATTCACTCATAATAAAACAATAGTTATAGTATGTATTATACAAAAAAAGAGAGGTTTATGCAACCCCTCTTAATGATTAGATTTCAAAATCAGTAACTGAATGTAGAACTGCAATGACTTTATCTAATTTTGCTTCTAGTGCTGCACAATCTCCACCAGTATTGCAATCATCATGAGCCCTTGCTTCTAATGCCTTTAACCTTGCCTCTACTTCTACGTCATACTTTGACATAGATGCACCACTAGAGGACTTTGCTGCTGTTCCTTTGAATGCCATAATTAATGACTAAACTCTGATTTATTTATCAAACAAATGATGCTTTGATGTACCAGCATTGTCATTAGATATGTCTCCTATACCAGTTTCTTCAGTTTCTTCTAAGGTATACTCCCAATCTTCTATCACAGTATTAGAAAGCATTCTATCAGACAAAAGATCCATCTGTTCTCTTGCTATCTCTTCACTCTCTGCATCAAACCAAAAATCAATTGCCTTACCAATCCTCAATAAATGAGGTTCAAGAAGAGGAGCAATCCTCTTCGTGTTATTCATCACTGCATTACCAGCAGCATCTGATACAGAACCTCTCAACCTTACATGAACAAGTGCTTTGAATCTCATTAGAATGAATGATGATGAGTGTCTATGTCACCATGCTCTATATTATCTATCCTTTCAATATGGCCATGATCTATATCAATATGCCATTTCTTTTCAAGTGCATCAGCAATCCTTTCGAGTGCTGATGCGATGCGAGTAAACTCTTCACTCATAATAAAAACTTACCTCCTTCATCGGTGTCAGGGGCTTCTGCCTCATCCTTAACATAGCAAGGAACACCAGCAGGGTCAAGCCACTTTGTATATTCAAAGTCTTCGATTGCTTGCGTTAGTTGCATTCCATTGTCACATAGGTACATATCTTTGTACCTTTTAGTATAACGGTCTTCTTTTTGAATACGAAAATCGGGTTTACCATTCTCTAAGGTTCCGACTTCAACATAACGGTAAGGATACCGTTCCATAATAATATTCATCTTATATAACCCCTGCTAGATCTTCAGAAATACACTCAATTATAGTTGCATAATCAGCATCTGGATCTTCTCCTGAAAGGTTTACTAACCCCTCACCAACATAATAACGTTTGACTTTTTTATAGAGTTTTGGATTCTTTACATCCAAAAAGATTTCCCTATTTGCAGCAGCCCTAAGGATGCCTATGTCTTTGCTGAACTTTGAAGTAAGCGTCATTGCTTTGATTGATTACATAGGTAGTATAACGCATGAAGAGTAAAAAGTCAACCCTATCCTTCCCAAATCATATCAGGCATCGAAGTTTGACTTCCTCTCATGGTAAACATAAGAATAATATATCCAACAAACCATATTATATTAAATAACCATGACTGTCTCCAAAGATACTTTCTTATTGCCATAGATCTAAGGATCTCTGGAGCTTTATCTTGTGCTCTAAAAATTTGTTCTATCACCAATGCGATAATGAATCCTATCACCAGAGGATAGAATACAAAATTTGCAAATGACATGATACCAATTAAAAAAATCATTGCATTGGGTGAAATAAAAGGTCGGGGAAGAAGTAATTAAACTCTATGAGAATGACTGCTGTAAGGGTTAACCATATAGTTGCTACAACTGGTGCAGATCTAAACCATTTTGTACGGAAAATTTTAAATAGTGAGTTCATCGTTTTACATCATGAGCACAACCATCACCAGCATAGTCATCACTGTCATAGTAACCATTTTTTGTACCAAAGAATATGGTAAGTGCAACAAATGGTAATGCTGCTATTATTAGAAATGTTTCTAAAATCATCTTGCACCTACACGGGGTTTGCTATCGGGGACTTCATGAGGATCCATCTCTCCTTTTGGTAAGTAAGCCAACTCACGCATTGCCCTAACTGAGGGATCACTTGTAACAGAAGTGGGCAATCGTCCAAGAGCGACATTATCATAGTTAAGTGAGTGCCTGTCAAATGTAGATAGTTCATATTCTTCTGTCATTGATAGACAGTTGGTTGGACAGTATTCTACACAATTACCACAGAATATGCAAGCTCCAAAATCTATCGAATAATTTCTAAGTTCTTTTTTCTTTGTTTGCTTGTTCATCACCCAGTCAACGACTGGTAAATTTATTGGACAAACTCTAACACATACTTCACAAGCAATACACTTATCAAACTCATAGTGTATACGTCCACGATACCTTTCAGATGGTATCAGTTTTTCATAAGGATACTGTATGGTTACAGGTCTCCTTCTCATATGGTCAAAGGTTACTTCTAACCCCTGTAGCATATATTTAGCAGTATCTTTTACATTTTTTAGATAATTAAGTACGGTTTTCATCTTCTTACCACAACATCTCCATCTTCATCTTCCTCATCATCCCAAGGATCCTCTAACTCTTGTTTTAATTCTGCAATACGATTTTGAAGATCTCTATACTCTTCCAAATCACATTCCGTTTTCTTTTCAAATGTTACTCCCATCAGTTGTTCACCAGGTTCTACACCCTCCATCTCTGGATGAACTCTCTTTGTTACCTGAGTAGTCCAAGTTCCAGCATTATAATCTCTTATAGACTGAGATCTCGCTCCCGAAATAATAGAACGAACGGCCCATACTAAAAGAAATATCCATGTTAATGAAAAGATAAGATCGGTAAATGGATTCATCTTCTGAGTAATCTTTGTATTGGTACTTGTCTTATCTTATCTATAACATTTGTCTCCACTCGATCAGCAACTCTATCAATAATATTTACATCAAGGTGCATAAAGGGTGGAATGATTCCTAGTATTCTAAGAAGTCCATCTACAAATAATGCCAGTGCAGTGAAACCAAGAATCATACTAATAATAGTTGCTTCTCGGTTATGTTTTGCCATAGATGCTTCATCAATTTTCCGTGCCTCTTCCACAGCCTCATTAACAGCAGCAGAAATCATCTTATCTACTTCAGTCTTTGTATAGAAGTTTCCTATAAATGGAATGTCATGTTGATCCATTACCTTATCTCGAAATCGAGTTTGCGTACTTTTCGTTTGCGTCGTTGTTCCTGCCATTGTAGATCCTGAGAGGTAAAACCATCAGTTTTAGTTTCCTGATGATAACTTATCATTACTACTCTATTTAAGTCAAGTGCGGTTACTTTATCTCCATTTATAGTGGTCATGTTAGGGCAACCACATGATACACTCTTTGCTGAGTTTGAAATTACCTCTTTACCACACTCCTTACATCTTACCTTGATCATTGTCTTTAAGCGAATACTTTTCTAATAGTTCTGGGGAATATTGTTCTACATTACTCTCTATCTTCTCATCTCTCTTTTTCTTTTCTAATGCATACACTCTATTCCGTAATTCTGTAGAGGAATACTGGTGTCTGCGAAGATGAAAATATAGTTCTATACCATTATCTATACAATATTGTTTTCCTGTGAAGTCTCTATCTTTATATTCTTCACTCAGAAATCTAACATCAATGTTTTGGGTCTGAAGTAAATTAAGGAGATCAGCCTCTGTCTCATAGACTAAAATCTCATCAACATACTTACATCCTTGTAGTTGTACATACCTTTCATAGACTGATTGAACTGGTTTATTCTTCACACCAGGTCTATCAATAGTGGGATCCACCTGAAGTGCAACTATAAGGTAGTCGCACAACTGCTTCTCCATCTTCATCATTGTAACGTGTCCTGCATGAAATAAATCGCAAGAACTACAATTAAATCCTATCTTCATTTTCAGGTTCCTTTTCTATAGAAATAATTTCAAGATTTTCCACGTCATCCAATTCAATCCAATCTTCAAACTCTGCATAGATTGCTATCTTATCACCTACCAATTCTGCCGCTTCTACTTTATCGATAGCCCATTCTCTGTTATGAGCAACGATTTGATCAGTTGTGTCAAGTTTCATAATAATCTTTTCTGAAGTATCTGGAGAGGATGTTACTATTGTAGTACTTCGGCGTTCCGTCGTCAAGAGACTCGGTGAGGACTCCGTTAACAAAGAGTTGTCTCGTTTCCTCGAAGTTTGTTTTGCCAGCTGTTTTATGTAAGCTGAGCATAGTTCTGCTAAAGTTCTGTCTACCCAGTTGTTCAATTTCTTCTTTAAGTTCTGGACAAGACCCATAATACTTTTTCCAATCAGATTCAGATTTTACTTTTCGTTTTTTGCCTTTAGGAGTTCTAAATTTCCAAAAGTATTTTCTTCCGATGTACTCTCTACCATTTTGTAGATTGATAATCCTGTAGACAAAACCGAAGAAATCATCAATATCGTCAGAAGTGAAATTTGTACCTTTATATAACCAGGGATTTTCATACTCAATAGTCATACTCATCAAGGACATCCAGTGCATTATTTAGAATGCGTTGAGCTGCTCCTCTTTGACGATCATCCCATTCAGGATACCATGACTGATTACCTAAACCTCTTTTAATCTGCTCAAGTCTTGCAGTCATATCAATTTTCTTAAGTCTACCGTTCATTTATTTGAAAGCAAATGTAAGGGGGAAAATTTAATTACCCACCTACTAATTTATCATAGTCCACGGCAGAATCCATGATAGATTTCTTCATCTCCTCATAATCCCACTCTATCTCATCAGAGTTTGAATCCTGAGAAGGTATCTTTTTTGACATCTTGTTTGATTCCTCCGACGACATAACTTTCAACCTCCGTCTCTTGTGGTGCTACTTGAAGTCCCTTAGAAGAGATCCAATGCTCTGTCCAAGGAAGTGGATTATTTCTCATTGGAATATCATATTGTGCTTTCAAACCAATAGATCTAAGTCTACGATTTGCAATCCACTCAACATACTGCTGAAGTAATTTATCATTCAATCCTATCATAGTTCCATCTCTAAACAAGTAATCAGCCCATTTCTTTTCTTCATCTACACATTTATTAAACATCTGATATGTCCACTCCTCTTCTTCTTTCATAATATTAACCATATCAGGATCGTCACCTTTCCTCCAATTGTTCAATATATTTTGAGTAAGAGCAAGATGTTGATTCTCATCTCTTGCAATTAAAGATATGATCTTAGCTGAACCTTCCATAAGCTTAAGTTCACCAAAAGCAAAACTACAAGCAAAACTAACATAAAAACGAATACCCTCCAGAATATTAACATTGGCAACTGCTCTATAAAGTTTACGTTTGACCTCTTTCATTTCTAAAACAGGTAGAGATGTTTCAACATTATCCAAATCTTTCCACAAAGTGCTCTGACCCCACTGCTGTGCTTCATTAATAAAATCATCATAAGATTCTGTGACGGTAGCAGCACGACTTAAAATACGATCATCTTTTATAATAGTATCAAATACTTCTGATGGATCTGAATAAACATTCTTAATCACATAGGTATATGATCTACTATGAATCATCTCCATGAAAGACCATACTTCCATACATGCTTCTAACTCAGGTAGAGAACAGTAAGGTAAGAAAGCCATACCAGGAGCACGACCTTGTACACTATCAAGCATGATCTGGTATTTAAGATTGCTCGTATAGATATGCTTTTGTTCTGGACGTAATTTTTGATAGTCTCCACGATCTTTCTGTAACGATACTTCCTCTGGTCTCCAAAAATATCCTAACTGTTGCTTAGTCAGGTTCTCAAACTGAGGATACTTAAAATTATCATATCTTTGAACACCAAGGGGTTTACCAAAAAACATTGGTTGTTTCTTGGTGTTTACATCTTCGGTATTAAATACCGTCATTCCTTTTAGTTTAGATGGCACAGGATTCACACTCCTCTTCGTTAGCGTTTTCTAAATCAGAAATAAGATTATCTAAATTTTCTTTATCATCTGGAGCATCATCAGTCTTCATATCATGTGTATTTTGATAATAAGAAGTTTTCCATCCTAGTTTATAGGTGGTTAATAAATCCTGTGCCATAACAGATACAGGAACCTCATTATCAGGATAATGCTCTGGGTTATATGACCAGTTACCAGAGATGCCTTGATCAAAGAATTTTTGCATCACAGAGACAATATTTATATACCCTTGGTTGTTCGGCATTTCCCACAATAAAGTATAATTATTTTTTAAAGTATTGTAAGATGGAACAACCTGTTTAAGAGGCCCTTGCTTTGATTTTTTAATGGACAAGTAGTCTCTAGGTGGTTCAATTCCATTGGTTGCATTTGACACAACGGAACTGCTTTCCGATGGCATTTGTGCAGACAATGTTGAGTGCCGTAAACCGTGTTGAAGGATAGATGCTCTAAGAGATTCCCAGTCATGTGTAAGTGGTTGAGATGAAATTTCATCTACGTCTTTCTTGTATGTATCAATAGGAAGGATTCCATCAGAATATTTGGTGCGTCCAAAGTTTTCGCAATATCCTTTCTCCTGTGCAAGTTTATTAGATGCCTTTAAGAGATAATACTGGAAAGATTCTGATAGACCATGAACTGCATCCCATGCTTCTTGTGAGTCGTATTTAAACCCAAGTTTAGCAAGATAATGTGCAAGACCAATGAATCCTACCCCAAGACTTCTACGTGCCTT